AACGCAAAAAGGCACATAAAAAACGCCTTGCTGCAAAAGTATAAAATTATTTTTTAATTCAGTCATTCATGGACATAAAAGAATATTCAAAGCTGCTAAAAGCCAAACGGAAAGAACTGGATGGACTAATGAAACGGAAGATGCCGGTTATCGCCGGACGAATGGCAAAAGACCATTTCCAGGACAATTTCCGGCAGGGAGGATTCGTAAACGGGGGATTACACCCGTGGCCGAAAGCGAAAAGGCTGTCCTCGGGACGGACCGATGCGGCAGGGAACTACGGGACGCTGCTCTCCGGAAGGAACCATCTCTTCAGCTCCGTCAAATACATGCCGGGAGAATACCGGGTGAGGGTGGCAAACGAACTCGTCTATGCGCCGGTCAATAACTGGGGAGGAGAAGTGCATCCGACCGTTACGCCCCAAATGCGGCGTTTTGCATGGGCGAAGTATTACCAGGCTTCAGGCAAGGCTAAAAAAGCCGCCACGGGCAAAAGAAAAGGCAAAAAGAAGGGTTCTGCCGCAAACAATGAACCGCAGGAAAATCAGGAAGCGCTGAAATGGAAAAGGCTGGCGCTGACCAAAAAGAAAAAGCTCCGGATAAAAATACCGCAACGCCAGTTTATCGGGGAAAGCCGGGAACTGTCCGAAAAGATAGACCGGAAAATGGAGAATGAAATCAGAAATATTTTAAACTTATAACAACATGGAAGAAATTTTTATCGCAATCATGGAACGCATCGCCGAAAAGATACCTGAACTGTCATACATTGACGAGGACTACGGACAGCTTGAAGCCGGGGCGGAGGAGGACCACTACCCGGTAACCTTCCCCTGCGTGCTCATCGGGAACGCCGAATCGGACTGGAATGACCTCGGTTACGGGGTACAGAAAAGCGAGTCACTCATCACCATACGACTGGCCATTGACTGCTACGATGACACCCACTACACCTCCGGAACCTATGACAAGGTAAGGGAACGCCAGCTCAAGGCTAAAGAGCTGTACAAGGCCTTACAGGAGTTCCAGTGCACGGAAGAGACCAGCCCGCTGGTCAGGGTAAAGAGCCGGGACTATTCGCTGCCGGGAAACATCAAGGTGTACGAGACGGTTTATTCCTTCACGCTGCATGACGAGTCGGCCATGCAGTAAGGGGAAGGTTCATTCCCCCGTGAACAGGGAAAGCTGGACGGCTGTCAGGCGGGGTTTCTTAACCTTCGGGACGGGCTTCACCTCCAAGTCCTTCAGTTCCCGACACTTGCGCCGGATAATGGACATGATCCGCTCCTCGGAAATGAAAAACTCCTGCCGGGACAACACTTTCAGGGCATCATCAAAACGCAGGCGCTGCACCTCCGTCCAGTAATAGTAACGGCGGCACAAGGCTTCATCACGGAGTTCTATCAGGTTCTTGTCTCGTCCTTTGGCCATAAGTTCAGGTATATGCTGCAAAATTAGGCATTTAACCGGGGATGTTAATAAAAAAACGCCGCATCGTGTATGAATGCGGCGTTTTTCTGTTTAGAGTGTGAACAAAATCACATGGTCATCAGTTCGGTGTCATCCTCACCCGGGACAAACGGCTCGATGCGGGTGATCACCTTGCTCTGTACCTTCACCCGTCCGCTGCCATTACAGACCGGACATTTTGCGGATAAAGGAGCTCCTCCCTGGTCCAGGTAAAAGATACGTCCCTTGCCTTCACAACGCTTGCAGGCCATGACGTGCGGCGCGATGTTCTTCGTCTTTTCCATAACTACAACCGGCAGAATGAAGGCTCGATACGGCGCCAGACACCGTTCTCGTCACGTTTATGAAAATAGTAGTTCACCGCGGTCTTGTACACCACATTGCTCTCACGGAAGAGGTCCATGATCTCCGTGTATTCGCTGTCGAAACGGTCCTCCAGCTCATACAGCTTGCTCACCGACTTGTAGTCCAGATCACCCTGGCGGTTACGCTCGATCATGGTCATACCGAGCTGGTACATCGGATCATCGGTACCGAGTTCCCGGCTCATGGCGTAACGCTTCAGGTAATCCACCAGACGCTCGGCGGCGAGGTTGGCACGCTCGTCGAAGCTCTTCACCTTGTTACTCCTCACTTCCAGCTTCATGTCACCGTCCACGATGGTGAAACTCGCCTGGTCATCCTTGCGAAGTTGCCCATAGTCACGCATCAGGTCACGGAAAGAGGCGGCTTCCTTCTCTACCCAGTCACGGAAGGCCTTCACGTCATCCACAACTGGAAACAGCCTGTTCTTCACTTCAAGCATGAACTGCGCACGAAGCCCTTCGTAGGCATCGCGACGATTGCGCTTGTTTTCCTTCTCTTCCTGCTGGAGCTGTTTCAAAAGCTCCTTTCTGTCCTGGACGGACAGGCTTTTTAATTGTTCTTTCAAGTCCATAACTAAAAAATTAAATGGTTATTACTGTTGTTTATTCTCACGTTTGCGGCGGATGGCGCGCAGCTTCACCTGCAACGTGTCCAACGCCTCACAGTCAAGTTCACGGAACTCCATACCAGCGATACGGCTGTCCAGGCAGAAAGCGTTCACCTTGTCCCAGTCGGCCGTATTGATGCCCAGCAGCTGCATCTGGTGCAGTACCGCGGAACGCTTCTGACGGAGAATCTTCCGGAGTTCTTCCTGGTGAGTGGGCGGCACCAGCTTACGCATCCCGGCTATGGCCGCACTGTATTCCTTCAGTGTCATGTCGCGCAGACTCGTGGTACGTCCGTCCGTGTACTGGGAAACTACGCTTTCCTTCAAAGCATCGCGGTCAGATGTCGGAAGGCGGTTCAAAAGACTATAAAACACCGCATAATTCTCGGGTTTATTTAACTGCTTGCGGCTGTTGATGTCTATCTGCATGGCTATGCTGTTTTTTTTTGTTTATTTTAAGGTCATTAATTTCCTTAATCACTCTCTTTACTCTGATAGTACACAAATAATCAAGAAGATGCTCTTTTTCATTTTTTGTACACTTATACTGGTCGAAAAATTCAAGTATGCCCATTCTATTCAGATTTTCATTAACTCAAACTATTCATACCACATCAGCACAACTCTATTATTTCACCCACGGCAGCCTGCAAAAGGGTACGCAAGACCGAAGGGTTTCCGCTATCATAGATGACTTCCACACAACACTCATGGCGTGCGTTACGTGACACAACCAGCTCGCAAGTCATATTCTCACAGAGCCATTTTTCCACTACTTTACGGACACCAACGGCGGTGACCACAATTACCATTTTTTTACTCATAATATTGACCGTGCTGTATGTTATTCAACTCTTATCCTCCCGGTGTACTGGTTTCCCCGAAACTTCATCCCCTTGGTGAAGCCGCCCGGATATCCCAGTTCCTTGCTTCTCGCGTTTGCCAGCAACAAATGTTCCCGGCTAAGGGAGGCTACAAAACTTTTGTCCTTTTCCAGTCCCATCTCTCGGGCCTTCCGGGTGACGCTGCGTTCGGAAACACCGAGCATTTCAGCCAGCTCCCGGTTGAGGGTATTGTGATAGTGGCGCCGCATGATGGAAAGCATATTACCGTTCCAAAAGATACGGGTGGAATATCCCTTATGCTCGACGAGCCGTCCCAGTGTCCGGTGCATGAAAGTACCGTCAGCAACCTTCCGGTGCTTGCGGTACTGTTCACGCTTGTACGCCAGCACACATTCATGACACCAGGAACTCCGTCCCCCATTCTTCAACGGATAGAACTCACGCATCCACAACTTTCGGCCGCAATGCGGACAGACACGTTTACGTTTCTGCTTGTTGTTATTTTCACTCATAGCTGTTTATGCTACATTCATCAGTTCATATTCAAATTTTCACCGAACGGAATAGTATTAATGTCAGTCTTTCTCGTGTAGGCCTGCATGAGTGCCATGGAAAGTAGCATATAAACACGGCTGTCGGCCTTGACAGTCCCCGAAATGGCGCCGACAACATACTCACCCTTGCCGGTGATGATCGAGCCGGTCATCTGTTCAAGACCATCCGGATGGTCCTCACTGGCCGTAACGCTCATAAAGGCGCTAAGGTCGTTCTCCTTACAAAAGTTCTCCACATACCGGCAAAGTTCCTGTACTGCCTCTTTCTGTTTTTCTGTAATCATTTCAGTAAAATTTTAAACGTTAATAATTATATGTTGAAATAGCGAAATCTCTTTTTGAGCACTGCTCGAACATCGTCTCCTCCCAGTCCGGCTCATCATCCTGGGGAAGATCGTCCTCATCAAGTTCCACCTCCCCCCGGTAAATCAGGTACCGCGCCTCCAGGAAGAAGAGGACCACGCGGCGCAGGAACTCACGGGCCGAGGCGATGCCGTGCCTTTCCATGAAGACGGCGATACGCTCCGGGCCGATGGTGTTCGTGCGGATGTTCACCAGACGCTGCCGGCGGAAGTCCTTCAGCGTGCTGCCCTTTATTCCGAGCACGCTGTCAGCGATACGACCGAGGTTCTCCGGGATATGGTAACCGGAACCGTCATCATCCGTCCCCACCAGCAGTTCGGCGGCGGCCGTCAGCATACCCTCCACGCTCATGCGCTGGGCGGCGGCCGTCTCCTTCAGGAACACGTACTGGTAGTTGCTCACGTAGGTATGTATGAGGTAGCCTTCCGGGCGGCGGAACACCTCTTCGGAGGCAAGCTCCATCGAAAGGTTGTTCAACGTCACACCGGCACCGCAACAGAAGGCGCACACCAGGCGGACGGCAAGACGCTGGCGGTTGCCCCAACCGCCGGCGATGATGGCACGCTGCAGGCTGCCGGCAACGGCCGGATCCATCTCGAAGAACAGCACCGACTTCTCCTGACGGCGGAAGAAGAACGACATGTCCGGAATACGGTCCATGCAGAGGAGGATGCGCCGGGTGGCCGTGGAGACCCTGCCACCATCCGTCATGCGGATGTAGGACTTCACCAGGTGGTTCATCACTACCGTCATGTCGGAAAAATGATAGTCGGCAACCTTCCCGCGGAACAGTTCATGAAGCAGAACGGGCAGCTTCACAACGTAGTTGTAATACTCCTTTCTCATGGCTCACTTGCTTGAAGGTTTCCAGTCCACTGTTATAATCGCATCCAGCTCACCGCTGCCGCCACACACCGGGCAGGACACATGCACGTCCTCGCGGCTGCCCTCTTCCGTTCCCCAGAACCAGCCGTTGCCCTTGCAGTAACCACACTTGTGGCCGGTACTGACGAAGTTCTCACGGTTAGGCCCCTTACACATATAGGCGGGAGGACAAATCTCCAGCTGTTTCTTTATCCTGCTCATGCCTGGCCTCCTTTCTGTTTCGGTCCCGCCACATTCCAATAGTCATAGGCGCCCTTCTCCCAGATTGTGTATTCACCAGTGGCCCCCTGATAACGTCCCTTACTGAAGGCGACGTAGCCCTCTACCCATATCTTCAGGTCGGCATCATACATCACGCTCGTGGCCGCATCACCTTTAGGATTCTTGCCGCGGGCATGGCTGATGAAAACAAACAGCTTGTCCGGAAACTCCTCCTTCAGCTGGATATAGTCACGATACGTCATCTGTGTGTATTGGAAGCTGTCAATGATCACGATGTTGAAACTCTTATGACGCCGGAGCCTGATCTTCAAGGTGGGGATGTCCTCCTTGATGAACGCCAAATGGCGGCTTACCTCGGCCATACCAAAGCGCCGCAGGTTATTTTGGACTGTCAGAGAAGTTCCTTCCTCCAGGGAGTTGAACGCCACACGGTCATACTTGCAAAGTTCCTTGCAGAGCTGCATCACGAAAGAGGTCTTGCCGTTACCACTGTTGCCCCACACGAACCAGCAGCCCCGGACTTCCGGAGTGTCGAAGGCATCCTTCCATTTCCCCTCAAAAGGGAATACGTCATACTTCTTGTTCAGAATGTCCCTGACATTCAAGGCACGTCTCATGCCCGCTTTTTTATTATCCTTTTTCTCTTCTTCCATGGTCAGAACAGTTTTAGTTGTCGGATATTGTCTATTTGATCAAGCACGGCCTGCCGTGCGGCACCCCGCAGTTTCTCGTGGCAGAGCATCCTGCCGAGCGCCCACAGAAGGGCATTCTCACGGGTGGAGAACTGTCCCCATTTACGTCCCGGGTTGAAACCGCCACCGGAACCGCCCACCTCCATGTGAACGCCGGCAACCCACCAGCCGTCCTGCTGTCCCACAAGGGCGTCCAGGTAGTCGCGACCATTCCGGTAAACGGTCACCGTCTCGTATTCCCTCAAGACTGGGTAATCGCTCCAGGGAGCAGGAAGCTGCTCGCGACCGTCGATCTTTAAGTATTCAAATTTGTTTTCCATATCCTTAAAATTACGTTTGAACGGTATTTGAACGGGAGTCATTCCCCCACCATGCGTTTCACCTTGTGAATGGACTTCCTCACACGCCGCAAATCAAAGTCACATGTCGAAGCCTCCTTTATCACCTTATCGATGTCTTTCTTGTCAGTCACACCGTTGGCGGAACAGATCGCGAACACGTCGTTCACGTCTGTAGGCTCCAGCTCATAAAATTTCCGTCCGATACGGCTGTAGAACTCCTTGTAGCCGGGCTTCTGGTATCGCAGACCATTGCTGATGCGTTTGGCAATATAATCGGTACTCAAAAACACGACGCCGCATTTCTCCTCCAGTTTGTTGTACAGACTGATGAAGTAGTGGAACACCGGTTCGGTCAGCTTGTCCGCCTCGTCGAACACCAGCAGGGGCGCGTCCATCTGGATGATGTCATCCAAAATAAGTCCCCACACCTCACGGATATTATACCCTTCGGTCCGGATTCCGACCGTACGGGCGATCTCGCGGACAAAGTCGCCCTTCTTCATGTCCTCCGAGCAGAGGATATAGAAAACCTCCCTGTGCTCCTGAAGGTAAACACGGGCGGTGGTGCTCTTGCCGCAGCCGGCCTCGCCGGTCACCCAGGTGACGTTACGCCAGCGCTGCGCGTCGGAGAGTACAGCCGTGATCTCCTGGTAAGCACCGGTCTCCACGATCTGCCAGCCGGTAGCGCTTACACCACCGACCTGCGAGGCGACATTACGGAACATCTCGTCGCTGATATTCTCATAACGGCCATTCAGGATATTGCTAACAGTACCTACACTAACCCCCTTCAGGCTGCCAGCAGCCTTCGTCTGGCTCGGGTATTTCGCCACGTAAGCCCGGAGGCTTTCACTGATGGCGTCCTTTTCTTTCATTGTAATTTCCATAATCAATATTTTTTATCTTGTTATAAATCTGTTCCTTATAATTTCCCGACCACCTTGCGGATGCTCACTTCCTTCTTCTCAAAGCTGTCCCATGTCACGTTGCTGATGACTTTCATGTCTCGGCCGATGGAAGGACGGGCCGGCTGGCTGTATTTTCTTGTGCGACGGTCAATCTGGCGTTGCGCCTCCTTTCCGAGACCTTTCAGGTCAGGGGTACGCAGACCGTTCTGTTCCGGTGCGACACCATGTTCGTACTCGATGTCCTTGGCAACGACCTGGCGGTTTATACGCTCGTTGATGACGGCCTCCTGCTGGGCGCGGATGAAACGTTTCTCGGCTTCCGTCTGCTCCTGCTGGGCACGGTGGATCATCAGCGGGAACGAAGCCACACACTCAAAGCGCATCGCTCCGCCCTTATCCTTGTACAGCAGACGTACGCTGCTCATGTCATAAGGATCGTACTGGACATAGAACTTCTTGTAGGTGTTACGTCGGCGCCATTCCAGATCAGGCTCACCGGGAGCGGAGAAAACCTCGTAAGGGTATTTCTTTCCCTGTACCGTGATCTCGATACCGTTGGCGGTGAACAGCGACGGTTTCTCGGTCGTGTACCAGAACATCTCCACCATATCCGACACACTTACCGCATCGGTAGCCTCGTTCACGCTGGTATTGTACATCTCAATCCGGGAGATGCCGGTGGCAGGGTGTTTCATTGAATTCCACTGCTCACGGGCGGCGGCATACTGTTCCTTCAATTCCTCCAATGTGGGGAGGGAGTCGATGTTCGCGTTGATGAATTCCAAATTCGGACGGCTTGTATCTCTCTTTGCCGTAATATTCTGCCCGGTGAAACCGAAACATTTCTTCAATACCTGGCTCTGGAAGCGGTAGAAAATGTTCTCAATCGTCTTAGATTCGCCATTATACGGAGCTGTCGGGCGGTGGATACGGCTGATCTTCGAGAAAAGGCCCAGCGCCGCGTTCTTCTTATGACCGCCCTGGTTGTCGCACACGATCTCGTAGGGTTTGTGCCGGCTCGTCTGGATAGCCATGCGGAAAGCATGGTACTGGGCGATATAGTCCTCGTTGTCGCTGATGTAATAACCGAGCAGGACTTCACTATAGGCATCCACCACCTCGTACACGCTTGTAGTGCACTTGTTTCCGTTCTCGTCACGATAGTAGAGGTTCAGCTTCGTGCCGTCGCCATACCAGAGGCTGTCACGACGGCCCGGAAGGATGGTCCGGTGCTTGCGGTCATAACGCTGGTGTGCCTTCATTTCCCCATAAACGGCATCGTACCACAGAGGTTCGACACGCGGGCTGTTGAACCATTCGCGGAGGCTGCGGGGACTCTTCAGGGGCTTCCAGCCACGTTCCGGAGCGACACGGTTGTACTCCTCGAAGATCTCCATGTCAGTATAAACCGGAACGCGGCTGCGTTTCAATGCAACAAGGTAACGCCCGCCGTCCTCCTCGATCTTCAGCGTGTTGCTGTTGCCGTATTTACCGCTCACAAGCACACCGTAGTTGTCGGGACGGAACTTGTTTATCAGGGCTTTCAAACGCCCCACACTGCCCGGAAGACTGTGCCCGTACACCGGACGCCATTCCTCACTCGTGACAAGCAGAAGTTCCCAAAGGTTACGGCGGAAACCAGTCAGCTTGTTATTGGATGAACTCAAGCGTTTGAACTCTTCCATCAGCGCGTTCAGCACCGAAGCGTTCCAGGTGTATTCCTTCTTCACATCCTCGGGAAGAGCGACCATCTCACCGTTCTTGTCGTAACGGTAATCCTCGAAAAAGTTCTCGGCCTTCTCGTCTTTCTTCACTATGTTACGGATCATTTCCTGTCTCATTTGTTTCTCGGGTTCGCCATGACGCTCAACCCAACGTTTCTTGTATTTCTCGGGAAGGGAGGAATAGGCATACAGAGCCGGATTATTTTCACCACCGCCACGGGAAACGACATCCAGTTTTTCTCGGGACAGCTGGCTATTCAAAGTGCCTTTGGGCATTATATCCAGCAACTCTTTGTAAGTTACACACAATATATTATCAAAGTATTCCATCTCCCAGCTTGATTATCAATCCTCTAAATCATTCAAAGGGACATGCTTCTTCAGCAGCCGCACGGAGATCCCGAAATTCAACACTACGAGAAGTTCCAGCAGCGGATTAATAAAAAAAATAGAGAGCAGGATCCCGAAACTCATACAGAAGTAAAGCACGCAAAAGCGCTGTTTTCGTTTCAGACGAGCAAACCAGTGCAGCTGGTCGCTGAACAATGTCATCAAATCATTTTTCATGGCTACTTGTATTTTGAGGATTACCACCTACTTTGGATCCACCGCGCTCAATGGCGAGCTTACGAATGGAACGGGCCAGTTTGCTGTTCTTACGGAAGGCAAGCGCATGACTCACCATCACGTTTGTACAGCCCATCAGTTCGGCAATTTTATTCACCTCACCGTATTCTACAACTATTCGTTCTTTCATACTATCTAATATTTAAATTATCGTAGTGGGCAGTCGCGGATTCGAACCGCGGACCATAACCTCTCCACTATAGGAGTTTAGTTTGTTCTACCAGCTGAACTAACTGCCCGAGAAAATTATTAAAGCTCCTTTATCGCATCCTCCGGAACACATATTACAGTCCAAACCTGACCATTTTTCATATAATCGATATTATATTCCCGCACGAACGTACAAATGTTATAATCCCAGTCACGAACTATACCATCAATGATCTCACCATTTCTCTTGGTGATTCTCACACTTTGTCCCTTTTTAAATTTTACTTCCATTTTGCTTCTTTTTAAATTCTCATTGTTACCTCAAGCCTTTTTTGTAGCTTTGGGGCGTGTTTAAACTTTAATCACGTGGCAAATATAGTCTAAGTTTCTTAGACAACAAAGTATTAATCCAAATAATTTAGATTTATGAGCGTTTTTTCTAAGAATCTTAGATATTTAAGGGAGAGTAGGGGACTTAAATTAGATGAATTTGAGTTTCTGGGCATCAAAAAAGGTACAATGTCAAACTATGAACTGGGTAATACAGAACCTAAATTGAGTTTGTTATGTGAAATATCTAAGTTTTTTAGAATATCAATCGACGACTTTCTTTTAAAAGATATAGAAGCCGAAAAAATTACACCAGTAGTAACGGAAACAGCTCCTCCAGAAACAGCTAACAATAATTTTAGGGAGCTTCTGGATGTTTTAAGGGAAAAAGACTCCACCATTCGAGAAATGGCAGAGGAAATAGGGATGCTCAAACAGACAATTACACAACTTAAACAGGACAAGTCGGGGCGTGTTTCGGATGCAAGCGATTCTACGGTTGCCAATGCCATCTAAAACGTGTTTTATGGGGAAAGGGAGGTAAAAACAGTTAAATCACTATTTTACAGCAGAATATATAAAAATACAGGGGAGTAAATAAATATTATCTATATACAATTTACCCCCTACAATATTATAAAAACCGATGAATACCAAATAAAAAAAAGATATTTCCCCGTTTTATTAGAACAAAATAGGCACAAAAATGAATAACCAAATGAATAAGCAATCAAAACATTTCGTTTTTGTAATAGCTTAAATGAATAACCAAATGAATAAGCAAGTGAATAACCTTTCCACTTTTTAAGACGTTCAAAGCGTTCAAACGGATAAATACAGCCTTCCATCATAGTTTGACACTTATAAGGGCAAAAAAAGCCGCTTTTGCGGCTTTTAATTGCGTTCTAAGGCATTTTATCCCTTTCTGGTACATGTTATCAAGCGAGACTGAATAATCATTGCACGTTTCGTGTATTTGGCAATGTCATCAACCAGTCCAGCATGTAAAAGACTACTCTTAGTGATTCCGACCTGTTTCTCCGTCAGAGTTTCAAAAATGGCCGATATACTACCAAAGTAGATGTTCTTTTTCTCAAAAATCAAATGTACATGGATAACTTTACTCATGATATATAGTATTTATTTCACTGCAAATATACCAAATATCAGCTATATGGAATAATTTCAATAAATAAAAATAGGAGAGAAGCGAAGCGCTCCCCTACTCCACTTGCATAAATCACACCATTTGGTTATCTTTGTATATGGAAGTATGGCCTGGGCAAAGCATCGGAGTGAAATAATACCATACTGCCTGAATTCTCCCCTACTCCACTCCTAATGTAAAGAGATTCATTTGAACGGCGTTCAAACAAGGTTCAAATGTAAGCTCGATGTAAAGCGATGTAAACGCTTCGTTTTTCCACCCAGCTCACTCCTACCCCGTTCTAACGCTTTGAAAACCAAAGCAATCAGATATTTTCAGACCGACCAAACTTTGACACGCATCGTTTCTTCCCCCTTATACAAACTATCTGGACTCAATTTGAGTATGGCACACAATTTTATCAATATTTAATTGAAACTTCTGTCGATGGCAAGCATTGGTCTGTTTTCGCTGATAAGCGGAATAATCGTCTGGCAGGCAGCCCGATGGTCGATTTTGGCAAGGTGAAGGCTCGTTATGTCCGCCTTACCTTTACCGGAGGACAGAAGAACGGATTTGGCGGGGCGGTCTGGAACTTGAAAATCTTTGAGGGTGTGGAAGCATCGGCTCCGCAACAATGGCTGGGACTTACCGCCGCCGATTGGAATGGTCGTGAATGGCAGAACAATGAAGGGATGCTGGGAGGGGCTTTTACTTTGAAGGAAGGTTCGGCACGCATACAGCGCATCGGTGGGCGTGATGCGTTGGTACTGGAACCGGGAACTACATTGGAGTATAGTCATCCGTTACTCTCCTCGTCCAAAGAGCATACCGTTAGTGGGTTGGTTTACAGGTCAGGTAAATGGCAGAGTTATGAAGCGGGGTCGTGTCTTTCATCAGGAGCGATTACGCTGCATAGTTCCACCGAACCTTTGGTCATTACCAATTTCCGTTACTACAATTGGAAACAGGAAGCGGCGGAAAAGGCATACGATGCGGAAACGGATATCGTGCGTCTGCCTGTAGCTGATCAGCAGAAACATGGGCTGGTGGTCAGTCTTTCTGCCGATGATTTTGTAGTGAACGATACGGTTCCTTATCTGGAAAACCGAGGAGTAAAAGGGTATTTTGAAGCCCGGAAATTACCTCTCGTTGTGAAAGAAGTGAAAGGGAAAAAGGCATTTCATTTTGAGGGTACTCAGGTCTATACTTCCAGTTTTATGCTTCCTGCCACTTTGCAGGATAATGCTCCTTATACCTTGGAGGCGTGGGTACTGAATGATTCCATTAGTGAAAATGAATGTGTGGCCGATTTTACTACCTCGCATGATGAATTGGAGAAAATCATGTTGGTCAACGGCACGGAGCCTCGTTGTGGAGTAATCAATCACTATGGCTGGTATGAAGATGCAGGATATAAGGACATGAAGGAATTGGCAGGAAAGTGGCAGCACATCTATATCTGCTTTGATGGGCGGATGGAACAGGTTTATATCAATGGAAAATTAGTCAGTGAGAAAGATATCCAGTTGCTGGTGAAACCGTCACAATTCATCACATTGGGACGCAATGCCGAAGGAGACTGGCCCTTTACCGGTTATCTGCACTCATTGAAATTATGGGATGAATATCTACCATTGAAAGAGTGATTCACCCTTTTCCTATGACCGGAATATGTATTTTTGCAAAAACTATGATAAACAATTAAATGATAGAACCATGAAGAAACTTTTAGTCACTGCTCTGTTGACTGCTACCGTAGCAGGCGGAACAGCGCAAGTAAAAAATCAGTCGCACGGCTATCCTATCGACCCCGTACCTTTCACTTCGGTGAAAGTAACCGATTCATTCTGGGGGCAACGGCTGAATGCCAGCCGTGAAGTAACGATTCCTCTGGCGTTCAGTAAATGTGAGGAAACAGGACGTTATACTAACTTTGTCAATGCCGCCCATCCCAGTGATACCATTAAAGTAGGCGGTCTGGCTTTTGACGATACTGATGTGTACAAAACGATAGAAGGTGCCAGTTATCTGTTACAGACCTATCCGGACAAAAAACTGGCTAAGTATATTGATAGTGTGCTGGTTATTGTCGCTGCGGCACAGGAACCGGATGGTTATCTCTATACTTCGCGTACCATGAATCCCAAACATCCGCATGAGTGGGCAGGAAGCAAACGGTGGGAGAAGGTGGAGGAACTGAGTCATGAGTTTTATAATTTGGGACACATGGTAGAAGGTGCTATTGCGCATTACCAGGCTACCGGAAAACGTAATTTCCTTGATATCGCTATCCGTTATGCCGACTGTGTATGCCGGGAGATAGGTACGGGCGAAGGGCAACAAATCCGTGTGCCGGGACATCAGATTGCCGAAATGGCCCTTGCCAAACTGTGCTTGGTAACAGGGCAACAGAAATATTTGGATCAAGCCAAATTCTTTTTGGACCAGCGCGGACATACTACCCGTACGGATGAATACAGTCAGGCGCACAAGCCGGTAGTGGAGCAGGATGAGGCCGTGGGACATGCTGTCCGTGCCGCTTATATGTATGCAGGCATGGCAGATGTGGCCGCACTGACAGGGGATACGGCTTATATCCATGCCATAGACCGTATTTGGGACAACATTGTGGGCAAGAAATATTATATTACCGGCGGCATCGGCGCCACCAGCAATGGGGAGGCTTTTGGCAAGAACTATGAACTGCCCAATATGTCAGCTTATTGCGAGACTTGCGCGGCTATCGGTAATGTGTATGTCAACTACCGCTTGTTCCTGCTTCATGGTGAGGCAAAATATTATGATGTGCTGGAACGTACTTTATATAATGGTCTTATTTCGGGCGTGTCCCTGGATGGTGGCGGGTTCTTCTATCCTAATCCGTTGGAAAGCATCGGGCAGCACCAGCGCCAGCCTTGGTTCGGCTGTGCCTGTTGTCCGTCCAATATCTGTCGTTTCATTCCTTCCTTGCCGGGATATGTGTATGCGGTGAAAGGTAAGGACGTGTATGTTAATCTGTTCATGTCCAATACTTCGAACTTGAAGGTAGAGGGCAAGGCTGTTTCTTTGGAGCAGGCTACTCATTATCCTTGGAACGGTGATGTCACTATCGGTGTCAACAAGAACAATGCCGGACAGTTTACAATGAAAATCCGTATTCCGGGATGGGTGCGTAATCAGGTAGTTCCCAGTGACCTGTACACTTATTCGGATGGAAAGCGTTTGAGCTATACAGTGAAAGTAAATGGAGAACCGGTACAGAGTGAACTGAAGGACG